TTGATTCACCATAAGCTTCAATTGGATTTAAACTTCTCATCAAACCTTTATAATGTTGCATGTCATCTTTAGACTTATACTTAGATTCTTTTTCAACCATGTAGTATCCTTTAGGAGTACTTCTTAAATTAGAGTTTTTAGCTAGTTGACTTAAAGAATAAGTATTCTTATTTGCTTCTGGATTCTTAGCAGTTAATACAGGAAATGTTCCTGTTTCACCATCATCACCAAAGTAGTAAGCTTGATTAGTTCTCTTGTCTACAACCATACCTGATTGAGGTATTCTTCTAGGATCCATATTTGTATTATCTGGATTAGGAAAATAAGAACGTGCTACATTAGTATTATCTGCAGTAGGTACACTTTTTTTACCACCATCATCAAATCTTTGAATTCCTCCATAACCATATTTTTTTACAATAGGTTCTATTAACTTTCTATTTGAACCAATATTATCATATGCTTCTTCTTTAATTAACTTGTTAGTTTTATCAAAGTATTGCATTGTAGGATTTTCTCCTCTTTCAAAATTCCAACGTCTATTTAAAGTATCTGATTTAGAAATAGGTATTTCTATTTTAGGTAATTCTTTTTTAGGTTCTACTTTAGGTTGTATTTCAGGTTCTGGTAAAGGTTCTGGTGGTTGATATAAATAAGGTTGAACTGGTTTTTTATATTGTGCTAACCTATACATTCCACCTGTTTTTATAGGAAATTCAACATATGATATTGCTCTATTTAATTTTTTAGTTCCTTTGTTATAAGGATCTGCTTCTGCTAATTCATCATCAACATCTTTTTTAGTTATATTTAATCCCCATTTTATATAATCTTTATAATCTAAATTTATCTGATCTTCTTTAGAATGTTTTTGATAATTTTTAATATCAACATCAGATCCTTTTACTGATTTACCTGTAGATATTACTTTATCAAAAGCTTTTTTATTCCATTGATAATCACCTAAACTATCACTATATGCTTTTAATCTAGGATCATTTTTATCATTAGTTATAATAGGTTCTCTTTCTTTTTCACCACCATCACCAAACTTTTGATAAGTATCATTGTAGTCATTTACCATATCACTATAGGACATTTTAGGATTAGCCTTTTTATAAGACTTCATCAAATCCATTCTATCTTTTATTGGTAATTTATAGTACATTTTTATTTATATTAAAAGTATCATTCTTACATAATCTAACATCATTACTATTGTAATGTTTTATTACACCGTCTTTTTCAAGTGCTACAACAAATACAGTATTTTCTTGTGGACCATAATCCATTAAGAATAATACTATACCATCTCCATGAGGGGTTGTTACCCAAAGTACTTGTTGTACTTCATGAATCAATGACATTTATTATCCTTTTAGTTCGTGATCAAATAATCTCATTGCAATCTTATCTTCACCAAATGCTTCTAATTGATCAACTAGGTTTTGAACTTTACCCATTTCTTCTTGTTGTTCAGTTAAGAATTTAACAGCTAATTGATATAATAAGTGATTACCATATTTCATTGCGTGCATTGCTAATTCATTACACTGTTTAGTAATAAGTACTTCGTGTGCAAATGATTGTTTAATAACATCAGGTAAACCTGTAAATACTTGAGGTGGTTCTTTTAATGCTGAAGTCTTAGGTGTAATACCCATATCTAATAAGAACTCTTTAGCCCATCCTGCGTGTACCATTTCTCCATCAGAATCTGTTTTCCATACAGCTGCTGCTCCAAAATAACCATTGTTATTTAACCACAAAGACATTGCTTGGTAAACTCTACTAGAGTATTCTTCTTGTTCAATTCTAAAATTTAACATGTCTATACACTCTTTAGACATAAAAGGATTCTTAACCGAGGTTGGTTTAAATGTAGGTATTGTTGCCATTATTTCTTATTGTTTTTAGATTTAGCCGCAGCTATTTTCATTTTTTCAATCTTAACTTTTTCAGCCATCATTTCTTTATCTAGTTTAGCTTTTTTATTAGCTAATTCAATCTGATTTCTATTCTGAACTTTTATAGCTTCTAACTTCTTATTTTCAAGTTCATTTTTAAGTTTCATTTCTTTATCTTTCAATGCTAATTGAGCTTCATTTTTAGATTTTTCATAACCTAATTTAGTTTGCTCCATAAAACTTCTAGAAGATATTTCTTGTTGTTTTAAAGCATTAGCTGCAATTTCAGAAGGATCAGGAATACCATTATCATTAAGATCTAAATCTTGTTGTTTATTGTATACAGCAATCTCAGCTACTTGTATCTTAGTAGCATTAATTTCTTCTGCAATATATCTTTCTTGATCTAATTTACGATTATCAAGGTCAACTTGTTCAGCATGCATTTGTTGTTGCATTTGTTCAACCTTCATTTCATGTTCTTGTTGAGCTTTACTATTGTCAGCTTGACGTTTGTAGAACTCTTCTTCTTTACGTTGTAATAATCTAACAATATCTCTTGGAGAATCATTCATCATTGTTTCTACAATTGCAGATAAATCTACTTTTTCAGATTGTAAAGCAACTTGAACTAATTGATCTAACTTAGCTTTTAATTCTAAGTCTTTAGTGTTGTTAGTTACAAATACATTAAACTCAGAGTTCTCAAATTCATTCTCTTCTAGAGTTAACATTTCTAAACCCATGTCATCTAAAACATACTGAGCAGCTAATCCTTTTTTATAACAGATCTTAGCTACTTCAATCATTGCTGTATAAGCTCTACGTTTTACTTCAGCATGACCTTCATATAAATATTCAGTAATTAAAGAAGATTGATTAACAGATCTTTCTACGTTACCAACTAATTCAGAGTTATTAATAGCACCTAATCTTTGTGGAGTAACTCCAGATACAAATGCTACTTGTTGCTTAATATAATCCAACATGTTAATATACTGTTGAATAGATTGACTAAGACTTAAATCTATTGCTTGAAACTGATTAAACTTATTAGCTAATTGACCAGTAGCAGAACCTTTTTTACCTTCTTCAAAACTATTGATGAAAGCAATGTTCATTTCTTTTAGATAGTATAACCATCTGTCAATATCAATACCATGACTTTCAGGTATTTGAGCTAAGTCCATTATAAACTTCTTACCTTGATCAGAAGCAAATGCTATCTCTAATCTGTAAGATATAATATCATATAAATATTGGTAAGGTTTTAACCTGTCTATCAAACTAACAGATTGTGAGTTTGTAGCTTCATAGATGAAGCCTGTGTAACCCAATCTACAAAAGTAAGGATTATCTAGTCTACGTCTTTGGTTAGGCTTAGGTTTAATATCTGTGAAGATATCTAATCCAATCTTAACACCTTCCCAAGCTTCATTGATCCAATACCATTCTACTTTAGCATCAGGAAATGCTTCCTTAAATACTCTTGTATTAAATATTTCATCAACAATCTCTGTTTGTGGAGTACCATCTTCATCTGTCCAAGTTAATTCACCAATCTTTTTCATTGATTTCCACTCAACTCTTGTTACTCTAATAGAATAGTTATTACTATTGTTACCATTGTAAGCATTAGTTGGTGTAATACCAGCAAAAGCATTTTGACCATTAACTACGTCAAACTGAGGTTCAAATCCACCTGCTGTATTAAAAGAACCAAAGGTTCCTCTTGTATAATTTTCTAATTTTTCTATATCTGCTTTAGATAATATGTCACCATATTCATCTAAGATAGTATTGATAGCTAGCATTCTTTCCTCTACTACTGCAATAGCGTCATCTACAAATGTAGTGTCACCATCAAGTATTACAGTTAAGTTAACAGGGTTAACTCTACGCATAGCTACTTCAGCATTTTCAATACCAACCCAATAAACTTCTTCTCCTGCAATTAATGCATCTTTCCATCCTTGAGAAAACAATAACCTTGTATTAAGTCTTTTCTTAAGAACTTTTAATACCTTGTTAGCTTTAGACTCAATTATGTCCGACGGGGTATATTTCTCATGTTTAAGAATTTCTTCAGGCGGAGGTGGAGGATTGTTAGGGTCAGCGTTAGGATCAATCTGATAAGCCAAACCTTGTTGCAAAGCTTGGAAAATCTTTTCTTTAACAGCAGTTGTTTTACGATTAAGGTCATCTGGAGATTCTGATATTACAATGTGATTATCTGGTCTTTTAGTTTCTTCACCTATTAGCAATCTAATTGGTTCTGAAATTATATCATAATGTTGAAACCTTGCTGCAAATGTATTAGAGGTATTTACCCCTAATGGATCACATATAGCTTCAATATCTTTATGGTTTACTTTACCATTATATAAATCGTAGTTAATTAACTTTTTAAATCTATCTGATCTTAAGTTACTACCATTTGTATATCTATAATTTGAATAATAGTTTATACAAGATTTACCCCATTCCTTGTCTTTACTGGACATTGGTAACTTTTGTTGCGGTAAATTCTGACCACCTAAATTGGCATATATATCTTGACTCATCAGTTTCTGCTTGGATTAAATTGGGAATTCCCTCCTTTAAATATACGATTTTTCCTGTATATTTTTTCAAGGAAATCACCTGTTGTAGATTTCATATCTAATAGCTCTTCCACATGAATTCTGTGTAATTCGTATGTTTGTAATACGCATAACATAACTGCAATAACTCTATCTGTGTTAATATCTCTATCATAAGCTATTAATTCTTTTAATAATGGGATTGATTTAATTGTTTGGAATCTTACTACTTTGGTTCCTTCTGTTTCACCATCTACTTCTTCATATAACCATTTCTTAAGGTATAACTCACATTGGTCTTTAATACCACTTGATCCGTTACTTCCTCTATTCATATGTATTCCATATCCACGTTGTACACGAGAATCTTTAACCATATCTCTAATAATACCTGGTTGTTCACACATATACTGTAAAGCATTCTTTTGTTCAAAGTATACTTTTAAACCTTTTAACTGGTTCTCATACAGCACTTTAGCATTATAATACATGCATAGTTTTCTACAGTTTTCATAGAATTGTTCTGCAGTATCTGGCCTAGAAGTATATTCAGCTACAAGAATATCATGTGTTCTGTCAGCTCTATAGAATCTTTTATAAACAAAGAATGATCCTAATGAACCAGACTCTGACTTATCTTGATCATAAGGGTCACATCCAGCTATGTACAAGTAGTTAGGTATTTCTCCGTTCTCTTGTTTCTCAGGATGTTCCCATATAGCTGCACAACTATTTGTTGTAAAGTTCTCTCCTGCTTTAGGATCCTTTCTTAATGGGAAGTCTGTTATGTAAACTAGATCATTATCTAATCTCCATTTAACTTCTCCTTTATCAAAGTATAGTTCTCCTTTTTGTGCTTGACCTCTAAGACTAGGTGTATTTTCTAAATGACCTAACCACTCTAGCATCTCTGGTGAACCAAAGACATTACCTTTGTTTCTTAAGAATGCTTCTTTCCAAGTAGTTGGGAACTGTGTAGTTATATTATGAATTGCTTTAGGATCTAAACCATTTTTAGCTTTAGCTCTTAAATAATCAATATCATCTTGAGCAGCTTCATAGTTAGAGTTACCATTTTCATCAACCATTAGTTGTTTATACCATTTAGATTCTGGATTAAGACATAGACCTAATCTTCCTTTTGTTGCAGAACTAAAGAATCCTATTCTTGAGTTAGGATTAAAAGGATCTTCAAAATCTAACATGTTATACTTTTCTGGATTAGTAAACATCTCATAGAAATACTTACTACCTGAATCCATATCTCCAGAAGAACCAAATACTAATGCAACTCCTGTGTAAGTACTACCATCTTTGATCAATGGTTCAGTATATCCATAGGAATCTACAATGTTATTAAATACCCCTGCTTCATCTAATATTAACCAACTAGCACTTAAACCAACAGCTGCTGTAGGATTATCTTTAAATGATATTGCTTTAACTTCTGAGTTAAATCCTTTCCAAACTTTAACACCACCAACTGTTGCTTGGTATCTAGCTTTAATAAAGTCTTTTAAATCAGGATTACGTTGCTTTCTAAACTCTGTATTAGTGTTAATAAAGTTAGAATTGTCAACTACCATGTTCATAGTATTCTGACTGAATGAACTAAAGAATGCTCCAATTACAGCTTTACTGTCTGGGTAGAAATAGAACTCATGTGTACATATTGCTGCAGCTTTGTAAGACCAACCTTGACGTCGACCTTTTACTGCAACTAAAGATTTTTGATTTAATCTACAGTATTCTACCATATGGAAGAACTCGTAATCTAAGTCTATAAACCTGGGAAAGATTTTAGATTTCTTTCCAGTCTTTTCATTAAGACCTAATATTGGACAAAAGTTTAAGTAAAAGAAATGTTGTCCTGTAATAGTTTGACCACATGAATTAGTAAATCCTTCTAAACAAATATCTCTAACACCTTGCCAGAAATCTAAGTATTCCATAGTACCTGGAATAGCACTAGTGTACATTCCTGTCTTGTTGTATTGCTCTGCTAAGTAAGAAAACTCTTTAGTCTTTTCAAAGTAGTTTACACAAGTTATATACGGATTATCGTTCTTCATAATTATTCAAATAAACCTAATGTTGCAGCTCCACGGACAGTATCCCCAGATGCTTGTTCTTTACTACAGTTGTTTAATGCTGCTTGAATAGCTTCTTGCACTTTAGGCATTGCAATAATACTATCTGTTATCTTTTTAATATTGTCCTCGTTATACTCTACAGTTTTAAAGAAATCTTCCATCTTATTAATAGATTCCTGTACTGATCTAAACAACTTCATTGCTGGTGTTGTGTTTACTGTTTCGTACATCTTTATACATTCTTCTAGTTCTTTAGTTAACTTAAACTTATCATCTTTAATGATATGACTTAATATTAATTTAGATCTATCTGTGTTACTGTGTTGAAAGAAAGGTGATTTATATGATGCATAATACCATGTGTATTTAATCATATTAAATGCATGTGTTTTATCCTTAGATTTATCTTTCTCCCAAATAGATTTGAATGGTTCTATAACCAGACACTCTGGAGCTACAATAATCTTACTATCAACTAAATCTATTATTTTAATCATTTTTTAACTTTTATTCTTTTGTATTTTGTGTATGCGTTTTCAAAGAACTCAAAGTTCTCTGATATAAAATAACCAAACATGTAAGCGTATGGTTCATTAGGTTGTTTTCTAAGATAATATATATCTCTAGATTCTAATACTTCCTGTATCAAATGCATTGTTTCATGAGCAATAGTGGCCCAGTATTCTTTCTTATCTAATGTATACCCTACTACTAAATAATATATTTGTCTATCCATTATAGGAGAATGATCTGAGTTACAGAATCCTCCCATGTTTGTTAAGTCCTCATCTTCAGTAACTCCATAATTAGCAGTAAGATGTCTTACAGCTTCATCCATGTTATTAGTAACTTGAATGCTAACTAAACAATCATATATTGGTATTATTATTTCTTTATGCATTGCCGTATCCTTTAATTGTTAATGGAGTAAAGTAATCTTTCTTAATCTTTTCATAAGGTATTTTAAGTTTGTAATACTCTCCATCATACTTACAAGTAGTGTACTTAGACATAACTTTACCTTTACCATTTACATGTTGTTCAATCTGCATACTTTCTACTACAAATAATCTTTTCTGAAATACCCTCATAGGTACATACTTGCTAACTGAAGAAGCATTTTCAGGTATAGGATATTGAGATATGCAAACTAGTTCTATTACCATTTAGAAAGAGGACATTTAGAATATTCAGATCTAACCTTAGCTACTAAGAAGCAACCACATTCTGCACATCTACTATTAACATTGCTTGGACAATCTGAACAAATTAATGCTCTGTCTACTGCTAACTTTTCAATCTTTGGACTTTCCCAAACTAAGTTCTTAAAGCCATTTAATATTTCTGTAAATTTACTCATCTTCCTTTGGTTTTACGTATTTAGTATAATCTATATTGTACATTGTTGGTCTAAACTTACCTAGGTATATTAGTTGAACTACTTTACCTTCTCTGTTAGACATGGTATCTCTTATAACCCTAAACTGAGAATCACAAATTCTTTCAAGTTCTGCTTTTGATAAGCCAAATTCACTTTTAATTTCATCCAGTATTTCTTCATATACATTACTTTTAGTTGAGTTCATTATGCAAATACTATATTGAGTGAATCATGTTTAAGAATATGCAGTAAGTTAGGATTAACATTAAGTGTCAATTTATCTACTTGTTTTAATACTTTCTTTTCTTTTAACTTCTTAATGTAATTATTAAAGTTAAACTTATCCATATCTAAAGCCATTCTAATATCAGTTCTAGTATTCTTGTCAATAACAGATATTTGTTTATTGGCAATAACAACTAATATCTCAATCTCCTTAGAGGTTAAGTTTCCTATGATAGGATTGATCATCTCAATCATAAGTTTATTTTTATTTGCTATGGGTAGCTTAAGTTTGAATTCCATACTACAAATATAACTGAATTAGTTATTATAACCAAATTTATTATATAACTAACTTAGTTATCTACAAGACATAATATTCCCCTTCTGAGATTTACATCAGATGTTGGGATTAATTATAAACTTATATCTATCTGTCTTGAACCCTCCTAGTGTTACCTAGTGTCTGCTTACTTTGATCCTGTTAATTCAGGGGGATACTTCATACCCTATGTAGCAGCTATAGAATTTCATTCATAATCTGTTTCTGTACCTATTGGAGAAATCTCATTTCAAGATGACAGGATTAACCTCACTCTACTCTTACAATCCAACTTCTAACCAGGTGTTAACTTATTAGGTGTTCCCTGGTGATTAGCTTTTTAAACTAAAGTACATATAAATATACACTTTTTATCTGACACTAACAAATTTATTTGATCTATTCTTCAGTTATAGGACTAGTCCCTGTTAGGAGGTAGAATCTAGCTATCTTTTCAGCCATGATTAACTTATCATTAATCTGATCCATATCTTCATAATCTATTTTATCATTATAGTGTTTTCTAGTAACACCCATTTTAAGATAGATACTACCATCAGGTAGTCTACCTATAATCTCTTTTTCTTTAAAATTCTTTGACATTATTATTTATATTTAATTGTTTCATTATTTTAATTAATTCAGATTTGTTTTTAATACTTCCTTCAAATAATACATCAAAACTTACAAAGACTTCTCCATATTTAGAAAAACTTCTTTTTATTTTTATTGTAAAAACATTGTACTTATTAAAATTATACATCATATAATCTTTATATTCATATCTTTTAGGTGAACCCAAAAGACACTCGTATCCTAAACTCTCTATATCTTCTTTATCAATATACTTTACTCTACATTGGTCAATGTGATTTAAAACTCTATCTATATTAAGATAAAAATTATCCTTAGTTAACTTAACCTTGACCCATTCATCTCCAGGCAAAGCAAGCACCTCATATTCAAATCCTACATGAAATTCTTCAATTGTAGGTGTATAGTATTTATTTTCCATTTGTTATTCTTGTAAATTGTGATAAATCTTCAGGTTTAGTTGAAATATTATTAATTAATTCATTACGATATATAATTTTTAAATCTTTCATTATTAAATCATGTGAGTGACTAAACCACTCTTCTTCTTCTCTACGTAGTTGTTCTTCAAACATCTTATGGTGTAGCATTACCCAAGCAGAGTTATCTCCTATGATAACTTCAATAGGTTTATCTTCCCAGAACTGTTGTTGTTCATATTCTGAAGTACTAGCCATTGTTAATTAATTTGTTAATGTATTCTCTAGGTGTTAAACCTAATTTAAGTTTTTCTTCTTTATATTTTGTTAAATTTAAAGTAATATGTTTAGTGACATTATCTTCTATTGTATTATAAGTTACCCATTGAGTATTAGTATTTGGTTGACTAGCAAATTGTAATTCTTTAACTACCATGAGAATTGTTCTTTAGGTTCACTGTTAATATTTTCAAAATACTCAGATATTAACTTATATCTTTGAGCCATGTAGCTTGGACCATCGGTAGCAAAACTAGCAGGTCTAATTATACTAATATAATCTTGAGTAGTTATCTGAATTTCTACATCACCAAGTATCATTGTAGTATGTTCCTCAGTAGGAGTTCTATATTTAATCTTTAAATCCATGAAGTAAAGTTAAGCATTAACTATCTAATAACCAAATATTTGTTTAAGATTAGGTGACATAGAATATAGCTTTTTAATAAAATTTTTTGTAAAATATTTTGTAAAATTTTTTGTGTGATCGAAGATTTGGACCATCCCCAAAACAACCCCCCTACCTAAATTTAGCAGGAAAATGTCTTTCTGCATTAAAAACTACCATTATGAAAGCTATTGTAACTAAATTATCAAAATCAGGAAAAACTATGTATGTTGGTGCTAAGATTAACCAATACTCTATTGGCTATGAATTTGGCTGGTGCTCTAATCCAGCAGGATTACAAAAAGGTGATGACGTGCCTAACTTTAATCCTACGGGAAGAGTAAGCATGCTAGATGAGCATGGTAAAATCATGACTCATGAAAATGGCAACGAAGTTAAGCAGTGGGTATTCTAACTCACTGCCCTTCGGGGTTTAGTTGCTTAGTTGATTAACAAACAATAATTAACTGTTGTTGCTTAGTTGATTAACAATTAATAAGTTCTTATAAATAATTAACAATAAATTGTTGTTAAATGTTTGTAAAGTGT